TTCTGATGCAAAAAAAATGTTTACAGACAAGGTTGTTCCAATTGTAAGAAACTATCCGTTCTTTTTTAAACCTGTCCAGGATGGTATGGATAAACCAAAAACTGAATTAGCTTTTAGAATACCTGCATCAAAGATTACAAAAAAGAATATGTACAATGTTGATGATGAAGAGATGGAAGGTCTTGACACAACTATTGACTGGAAGAACACAGATGATAACTCTTATGATGGTGAAAAACTTTTACTATTAGCTCATGATGAAAGTGGTAAATGGCTAAAGCCTAATAATATATTAAATAATTATCGTGTTACCAAAACTTGTTTAAGGTTGGGTAGAAGAATAATTGGTAAATGTATGATGGGTTCAACTTCTAACTCCCTTAGTAAAGGAGGGGAAGAGTTTAAAAAACTGTATTATGACTCTAATCCACATGAAAGAAGTAATAATGGTCAAACCAAAAGTGGGTTATATTCACTTTTCATCCCTATGGAGTGGAACTTTGAAGGTTATATAGATGAGTATGGTATGCCTATGAATGATGTAATAGAGTATTGGAACAATGAAGTTGAAAGTTTAAAGAATGATCCTGACGCATTAAATGAGTTTTACAGACAATTTCCTCGAACTGAATCTCATGCGTTCAGGGATGAAAGCAAACAGTCATTGTTTAATCTTACACGTATATATCAGCAGATAGACTACAATGATTCACTTATACAAGAACACCACACAACACGTGGTTCTTTTTCCTGGAAGAATGGAATTAAAGATACTGAAGTAATATGGACTCCTAACACTAGAGGAAGATTTTTAGTAGGATGGCTTCCTAAAAAGAATATGCAAAATAGGTACAAGAAAAATAACAAGGGAGATTTTTTTCCTTTAAATGAGCATCTTGGTGCTTTTGGGTGTGATAGCTATGACATATCAGGAACTGTTGGAGGAGGTGCATCTAATGGGGCATTGCATGGAATTACAAAGTTTAATATGGATGATGCTCCTAGTAATCAGTTTTTTTTAGAGTATGTAGCAAGACCTCAAACTGCCGAAATATTTTTTGAGGAAGTATTGATGGCGTGTGTTTTTTATGGAATGCCTATATTAGTAGAGAATAATAAACCTAGGTTATTATATCATTTTAAAAATAGAGGGTATAGAAGCTTTAGTATAAATCGACCAGATAAACTTAAACACAAACTCTCTAAGACAGAAAAAGAACTTGGGGGTATACCTAACTCAAGTGAAGCAGTAAAACAAGCTCACGCAGCAGCTATTGAGTCTTATATTGAAACATATGTAGGACTAGTTAAAGAAGATGAAATGGGTTACATGCCTTTTAGTAGAACATTAGAAGATTGGGCAAAGTTTGATATTAGCAATAGAACTAAGTTTGATGCATCTATTAGTTCAGGTTTAGCAGTAATGGCTTGTCAAAGACACCTTTATCAACCTGTAAAAAAACAATCAAATATTATTGTTAACTTTGCTAGATATAACAATAAAGGAAATCGTAGTGAAATAATTAGATAAATGAAAGACGTAAAAATAAATGTTTCCTCTGTTGGGTTTCCAAGTCAGTTTGTTTCTGATAGTGAAAAAGCATCAGATGAATTTGGCTTACAAATAGGTCAAGCCATTCAATACGAATGGTTTAAGAAAGATGGCAACCAATGTAGATACTATAATCAGTGGAGAGATTTCTACAGGTTACGTCTTTATGCTAGAGGTGAACAGTCGGTTGCTAAATATAAAAATGAACTTGCAGTTGATGGTGATTTAAGTTACTTGAATCTAGATTGGACACCTGTACCTATTATACCTAAATTTGTAGATGTTGTTGTTAACGGAATGAACGACAGGTTGTTTGATGTAAAAGCATATGCCGAAGACGCTATGTCTCAAGCTCAAAGAAGCAAGTATCAAGATATGATACAAGGTCAAGCAGCAGCCAAAGATATACTTCAAATTGTACAAAAAGAAACAGGAGCTGACCCTTTTATTATGAATCCTGATGACCTTCCTCAAACTGATGAAGAGTTAAATTTATACATGCAACTTAAATATAAGCCTGCAATAGAGATTGCAGAAGAGGAAGCAATTAATACAATTTTAGCTGAAAACCACTATAACGATGTTCGTAAAAGAGTTGATTATGATTTAACTGTTTTAGGTATTGGTTGTACAAAACACGAATTTTTACCAGGAGCAGGAGTTGAAATTAAATATGTAGACCCTGCAAATATTGTTTACAGTTATACAGAAGACCCACACTTTAAAGATTGTTTTTATTGGGGAGAAATTAAAACTCTCCCAATTACTGAGTTGATGAAAATTGACCAGTCTTTAACTAGAGAAGATTTAGAAGAAATTTCTAAATACTCTCAGAGTTGGTATGACTATTATAATGTGGCTCAATTCTATGAGAATGATATTTTTTATAGAGACACTGTTACATTAATGTATTTTAATTATAAAACCACTAAAAAAGTAGTTTATAAAAAGAAAATACTAGAAAATGGAGGAGCAAAGGTTATAGAGAAAGATGACCAATTTAATCCACCTGTAGAAATGATGGAAGAAGGAAGATTTGAAAAGATGGAAAAAACCATTGATGTGTGGTATGAAGGAGTAATGGTTATGGGTACAAATATTCTTTTAAAGTGGGAACTTGCAGAAAATAAATCAGCTCAACAACATGCATTACCAAACTATGTAGCAGTTGCACCAAGAATGTACAAAGGTGTTATTGAGTCTTTAACTAGACGTATGATTCCTTTTGCAGATTTAATACAAATAACACATTTAAAACTACAACAAGTAATTTCAAGAGTTGTTCCTGATGGGGTTTATATTGATGCTGATGGATTGAATGAAGTAGACCTAGGTACAGGAAATGCTTATAATCCAGAAGATGCTTTGAGATTATATTTTCAAACAGGTTCTGTTATTGGTAGAAGCTATACACAAGATGGAGATTACAACCAAGGTAAAGTACCAATAAAAGAATTACAATCTAGTTCAGGTTCTAGTAAAACACAAATGCTTATTGCTAATTATAATCATTATTTAGGAATGATTAGACAAGTCACAGGATTAAACGAAGCTAGAGATGCTTCATCTCCTGATCCTAATTCTTTAGTTGGTTTGCAAAAACTTGCAGCTTTAAATTCCAATGTTGCAACTAGACATATACTTGAAGGTTCGTTGTATATATATAGAACTTTAGCAGAAGCTATAACTTATAGGGTAGCAGATATATTACAGTATGCAGACTTTAAAGATGATTTTGCTAATGCTATAGGTAAATATAATGTGAGTATACTTAATGATATTAAAGACTTGTATATTTATGACTTTGGTATTTTTATTGAAGTAGCTCCAGATGAAGAACAAAGAGCTCAATTAGAAGCTAACATACAAATGGCTTTATCTAAGGGTGACATTAATTTAGAAGATGCTATTGATATTCGAGAAATAAAAAATATCAAACTTGCTAATCAATTACTTAAAGTAAAACGTAAAGCATTACAAGAGCAGCAACAACAACAAGTTATGCAAGCTCAAGCTATGCAGGCTCAACAAGCTTTAAAGTCTCAAGAAATAAAGTCTCAAATGGAAATGCAAAAGCAACAAGCTGAGATGCAAGGTAAGATGCAATTAAAACAAGCTGAGATAGCTTTTGAGATTGAAAAGCAAAATAATGAGGCTATGCTTAAAAGTAAATTAATGCAAGAAGAGTTTAATTATAATATACAACTAAGAAATATATCGGAACAATCATTAGCTCAAAGAGAGGTACAAAGAGAAGGAGCAAAAGCTAATAGAATTAGTCAAGCTAATACTGAACAATCAAAACTAATACAACAAAGAAAAAATAATTTACCACCAGTAAATTTTGAATCAAATGAGGATAGTCTAGATGGATTTGACTTGGCTGAATTCAATCCTAGATAATGTCTAAAATTGGTATTATTTTTTTCTTATATTTGTAATAATTAAATTTAATCATATGGAATTCAAAGTAAAAGAAGTAACAGTAGGGGAAGAAAAATCCACACAACAGGTAGAACAAGAGCTTTTAGACAAGCATGAAGAAGGTCTTCAAGAAGACCAACCTAAAGCTGAAGAGCCAAAAGCTGAAGAACCTGCTGAATTAAACGAGAAAGACGTTCTTTCATATATTGGTAAAAGATATAATAAAGAAATTAATTCATTTGATGAATTAATGAGTGAGAGAGAAACTCAGGAAGAATTACCTGAAGATGTCGCTGCTTACTTTAAATATAAAAAAGATACAGGGAGAGGAATCAAAGACTATGTAGAATTACAAAAAGATTTTGATGATACCAATCCTGATTCTTTACTTAGAGATTATTTACGTGTTACGGAAGATGGTCTTGATGAAGAGGATATAGAAACCTTAATGGATGACTATTCTTTTGATGAAGACTTAGATGATGAGGGTGACATAAAGAAAATTAAGTTAAAGAAGAAAAAAGCTATTGCTAAGGCAAAAGATTACTTTAAAGAAATGCAAGAGAAGTATAAGCAACCACTTGAGTCAAGGGGAATGCAGACTTCAAATGTCTCTGATGAAGAAATGGAAGGCTATAAGCAATACATTGCAGATGCAAAGTCTCATGAAGAAGAGACTACTAGAAAGAAAGAGTTTTACGACTCAAAGACGTTAGAAGTATTTACACCTGAATTCAAAGGTTTTGAGTTTAATATAGGTGAAGAAACAATAACATTTTCTCCAGGTAGTTTAGAAGATTTAAAAAAAAATGCATTAAATCCAGGTGGTTGGGCAACCAAGTATTTAGATGATAGTGGTCTTTTAAAAGATTCTAAAGGTTTTCATAGGAGTGTAGCAATTGCACAGAATCCTGAAAAGTTTGCTAAGTTTTTTTACGAACAAGGTAAAGCTAATGCCACAGAAGACGTAATGCGTAAGACAAAAAATATAAATATGTCAGAACGCAGAACACCTGAAGTGACAAGCAAGGGAGGAACACAATTTAAGTCTTTAAGCACAGATAGTGGTAGAGGACTTAAAATTAAGAGTATAAAAAGAAAATAATTAATTTAAAAAAATAAAAATTATGGCAGGATCAGTCCAAGCTACGCCAGGTTTTGATTTGCAACCAAGTTCGCATCAAACACCTTTAGCGTCAAATTATATTACTGACTTCAACTTTTTGAATCAGTATTTACCAGATACTTACGAAAAAGAATTCGAAAGATATGGTAACAGAACAATCTCCTCATTCATTAGAATGGTAGGAGCAGAAATGCCTTCTAACTCAGACCTTATTAAATGGGCAGAGCAAGGAAGATTACACACCAAGTACGTTGATTGTGGTACTGCAGCAGTAGTAGCAGGTGGAGAAGCAGTTTTCCAAGTAAATGACGTTCTTAACCCTGCAGGTTCAACTGTACAACCAGGTTCTGGTGCAACAGTTCAAATTGCAATTAGAGTTGGTCAAACAGTTGTTGTTGTAAACAATGATGGATCAGGTGAGTTCAAAGCTATTGTTATAGCAGTTGACCTTGCAAACAACCAATTCACTGTTGCATTCTACGATGCAGGTGGTTATACAGGTGGTTCAGGATTAGGAAATGCTGATGCAAGTGTTTTCATCTATGGTTCTGAATTTAAGAAAGGAACAAACGGAATGCAAGGTTCATTAGAATCTGACGATTTCATTTTCGAAAACTCTCCAATTATCATCAAAGATAAGTATGCAGTATCAGGTTCTGATATGGCTCAAATCGGATGGATTGAGGTTACTACTGAAAACGGAGCTTCAGGTTACTTATGGTACTTAAAGTCTGAACACGAAACTCGTTTACGTTATGATGACTATTTAGAAACTGCAATGATTGAAGCAGTTCCTGCTGAAGCAGGTTCTGGTGTTGCTACACAAGTTACTTCTGACCAAGTTGGAAACAAAGGTTCTGAAGGTGTATTCTATGTAGTGCAACAAAGAGGAAATGTATGGGCAGGTGGAAATCCTAATGCTTTAGCAGATTTTGATGCAATCATTTCACGTTTAGATAAGCAAGGTTCTATTGAAGAGAATGTAATTTTCTTGAACAGAGACTTTGGATTTGACATCGATGATATGTTAGCAGCTCAAAACTCTTATGGAGCAGGTGGAACTTCTTATGGTCTTTTTGACAATGATGAGGAGATGGCACTTAACTTAGGATTTACAGGATTCCGTAGAGGTTATGACTTTTACAAGTCTGACTGGAAATACTTAAACGACCCAACAATGCGTGGTGGAGTTGATGGTACAGGAAGCATCAATGGATTGTTAGTGCCTGCAGGTTCTACAACTGTTTATGATCAAATTCTTGGAAAGAACGCTAAGAGACCATTCTTACATGTTCGATACAGAGCTTCTGAAACTGAAGACAGACGTTACAAAACTTGGATTACTGGTTCTGCTGGTGGTGCAAGAACATCTGACTTAGATGCGATGGAAGTAAACTTCTTGAGTGAAAGAGCAGTTTGTACTTTAGGTGCAAATAACTTCTTCATCTTCCAAGATTAAGAATACCAACAAGTGAAAGGGGGTCTCTTTAAAGAGACTCCTTTTTTATAAATTAAATTAAATTATATCAAATGAAAACTACAGTACAAAGAGTAGACAAAGTCTACAAATTAACAAGAAATGCAGCACCTTTATCTTTCATGCTTGCAACTAGACACACTAGAAGATTCCCATTACTTTGGGTTGACCCTGAAACAGGAATAAACAGAGAATTACGTTATGCTAGAAATCAATCATCTCCATTTGTAGATGAACAAGATGATAATGCAATTATAGAGCCTGTTATTTTTGAAGATGGATTTTTAAGAGTTACTAAAAATAATCAAGTTTTACAAAGATTCTTAGATGTTCACCCACACAATGGTGTTAAGTTTAAAGAATTAGATAATGCAAAAGATGCTCAACAAGTTGTAGAAAACATTAACATAGAGCTTGACGCAATGATAGAAGCTCGTTCTTTATCTATATCACAATTAGAAACTTTAACAAGAGTGTTGTTTCAAAAAGACCCATCTAGAATTAGTACGGATGAAATGAAGAGAGACATCTTGGTTTATGCTAAAAGAGAACCTGAAGATTTTATGTCGGTTATAAACGACCCTGTATTAAAGTTACAAGCAACTGTACATAAGTTGTTTGAACAAGGTCTTATTAAATATAGAAATAAAAATAAAGAAGTGTGGTTTTCTACCAAAACTAACAAAACACGACTATGTGTAATACCTTTTGGAGAAGACCCAATTTATATAGTGTCATCATATTTCCAATCTGACGATGGAATTGAGGCATTAAAAGTATTAGAGAACTTAATGGAGTAATTAGTTAATAATAATTTTTTTTGTGATTTATTAAGTAGGGGGGTCTTTTTTAAGACCTCTTTTTTTTTTGATTATCTTTGTGTAAATAATAGTTAGGATGATAAACGATATTAGAAATACAGTTTTAGCCGTATTGAACAAAAATAATTACGGCTACATCTCTCCACAAGATTTTAATCTATATGCACAACAAGCTCAAATGGATTTATTTGAGGATTATTTTTATGCATATAACTATCAGGTTAATAAAGAAAACCAAAGAACTTCTGGAACAGGATATGCTGATATAAAAAAAGGTTATGTAGAAGTTATAGATTTCTTTTCTGTAACTACGCCATTAACACCAATAGCACCAAATTATACACAGTATAATTTACCTTCATTAGCTACGACAGGTTCAGATTATTACTTAATTAACAAGATAATTATTAATAATACTTTAGTAGCTTCTGGAACTACAACAGGAAATGTTGGTGGGCAAAATAAAATAATAGATTCAAATGCAAACTTTACATCATCAGGTGTTCAGGTTGGAGATATTGTTTTTGTAGTCATAGCTTCAGTTCCTACTTATGTTACTGTAACGAGTGTTGATAGTAGTATACAACTAACTATTGAACCTAATGTTATAAATACGTTTCCATTAGCTTATCAAATATACAAAGGAAGCACCATCAAGGAAGTTGAAAGGGTGGAGCAAAGTAAAATTACTTTATTAAATATGTCTCCTTTAACTGCACCATCTTTGATGTTTCCTGCTTACACAACCGAAGGAAATGTTGCTACATTATATCCAACACCTGTATTAGGAACAGTTGTGACGAGTCAATATATACGATATCCTAAAGTTCCTAAGTGGACTTATGTGGATTTAGGTAATGATAATGAACCAGTCTTTGACCAATCACAACCTGATTATCAAGACTTTGAATTGTTTCCAGATGATGCTACGGATTTAACAATGAAAATTTTACAGTATGCAGGAGTATCAATACGTGAAGCATCAGTTGTACAATACGCAGGAGCAAAAGAAGCTTCTGAAATTAATAGCGAAAAATAATTATGTCATACATTAGTCAATACCAATATTACGAGAATGGGGGAAATGCTCCAGAAGATGCTAATTGGGGATCATACCAATATGTATCATTGCAAGATATAGTTGTAAACTATCAATTAATGTATTCAGGTAATCATTCTTTGATAAATAATGAAGAAAGATACAAGATACTTTTTCATGCAAAGAGAGCTATTCAAGAATTGAACTATGATGCATTTAAAGAAATAAAGGTTTTACAACTTACTGTTTCAGAAGAACTTAGATTTATATTACCTTCAGATTATGTAAATTGGGTTAGAATATCTTACTATAAAGATGGTGTTATTAGACCAATGGTAGAAAACATTCAAGTAAATTCAGCTAGAGCTTATTTACAAGCCAATGATGCTAGAATACTTTTTGACCAAGATGGAAATGCTATACAACCTCAATACTCACCTTTGGATTTTGCTAGAATTACAGGTCAACAACCAAGTATTTATTTAAATAGTTTAAGTCCATATAATGGATTTTTAGGATATGAATATGAAGGATGTTGGTACTTTGACTTTGCAGTTGGTGCTAGGTTTGGTCTTAACACAGAAACTGCAAATGCTAATCCTACTTTTAGAATTGATAAAAAATCAGGAGTAATTAACTTTGATTCTACAATGGCTAATGAAAGTTGTATTTTAGAATATGTTTCTGATGGTATGGAAGGTGGTGATGATACTCAGATAACTGTAAATAAATTATTTGAAGAATATGTTTATGCATATATTAGCTATCAAATATTAGGTAGTAAATTAGGAGTTCAGGAGTACATAGTTAATAGAGCAAGAAAATCTAAATCAGCACTTCTAAGGAACGCAAAAATAAGATTAAGCAATATACACCCAGGAAGATTATTAATGAATCTGAGAGGTAGAGACAAGTGGATAAAATAATATGGCTAAACTTTCAAGAAACTTTGTAGCAGGTAAAATGAATAAGTCCGTTGACGAAAGACTCGTTCCAAACGGACAATATATTGACGCAGTAAATGTTAGGTTAGGATCATCTGAATCAACCGAGATTGGAGCAGTAGAAAATTCTAAAGGAAATACTAAGCTTACGAACTTATCATACGAAGGAGTTCTTTTAAGTAACCAAGCAAAGTGTATTGGTGCTGTAGACGATGGTGCTAATGATACTTTGTATTGGTTTGTAACTGACCCTGCGTTTGGTTCTACAAGTCCTTCAGGAAAGTTAGACTTAATTGTCTCGTTTAATGTAGTAACAAGCATTTTATCCTATTTAGTAATAAGTGTTTCGGATGGAGGTACATCATCACAAACAGTATTAAACTTTGATGATAAACATTTAATAACTGGAATTAATGTTATTGATGGATTATTATTTTGGACTGATGATTACAATCCTCCAAGGTTTATTAATATACTAAGAAGTTACCCAGACCCTTTAGGAAGTCCTTTGGTTGATGGTGGAGGTAATGCAAGCCTTTTAAGAGAGTCTTTGTTAGTTATCAAAAAACCACCTGCTAAAGCTCCAGAAATAGAGTTAACAGTTACTAGTGGTGGACAAGAAAATTTTTTAGAAGAAAGGTTTATATCTTTTGCTTACAGATATGAATACCAAGATGATGAATATTCTGCCGTTTCACAATTTACAGATGCAGCTTTTCAGCCTAAAGCTTTTGATTTTAGTGCAGAATCTTTTTTAAATGAAGGTGCTATTAATAGGTTTAATACTGCCGTTATAACATATAATTCAGGAGGACCTTTAGTTACTGCAATTGATTTACTTTTTAAAGACAGTGATGGTACTTTTATAAAAGTAATTGAAAAATTAAAAAAATCTGAATTAGGTTTAGCAGATAACACCGAATATACTTTTAATTTTAGAAATAGTAAAATATTTACCATACTCCCAGACTCAGAACTGCTTAGATTATATGACAATGTTCCTTTATTAGCTAAAGCTCAAACAATAATGGGTAACAGACTAATGTATGGTAACTATATAGAGAACTATAATTTAGTTGATAAAAACAATTCTCCTGTAAGATTTGAATATGTTACTGAATTAATAAGCGATAATATAGGTCTTACTGAAATAGAAGATAACTTTCTTCCTATTATATACAGTATTGATGGTTCTGTAGTTATTTCAAATTCAATGTTACTAATTGAATTAGATGTAGAATTAAAAGCAGGTGG